GGCTATTGCCTCTGCAGACTGGTGAGCTCCTGGTATCTCGCCAGATGCTCGCCGTGCATTATTATGATGGTTTTTGGGTTCTGTCATAGCCTAGGCCTTTTTGGGTTTGGGCTTAACAGGAAAGTGGCGGTTTTGTTCCGCACAAAAAGATATTGGAATATGTACTTCAAAAATACGCCCGACAGATCTACCGACCTGTCGGGCCGCGCTTGGCACAGGGGGCCTAACCCATCCTCGCGCCATCGTTCAGAGCGTCTCGGATAGCCTGAACGATCTCAGTGCCAATGGCAGGGCCGGATTGTAAGCCCGGCTGCCTTGGCTGCTTTGACAAACGATTTTCTGGCGGTGTTCGGCAGCCCTTCAAGGTCGGCCAGACAAGCCTGTAAGGCTTCCTCATATTCTTTTCCGCGTCCACTTTCAGGCCAATCGTTCAACAGACATCGCGCTGCTGTCGGGGTGTCAGGTACAACGCGATATTTTCCGATACCGTAAAGCTGGACGTCTACTGGCTTTCCCCAAGGCATATTCCCCTCCCGAAGAACTTGCCCTGCCGAGGGGCGAGCAACGGCAGGGCTGCGTTAGCGACGTTGTGGTGCAGGATGCGCTGGCGCCGTGGCAGTTAGTTAGTCTGCCCGCGTGAAACTTCGCCGACGACCATTTGTTCCCGGTTAGGCGAATGGATCGCATTCAGCGGGTTGCGCACTCGCCGTCTGCGTTGGGCCATTGTTGTTGGCGGCTGGATATTGTTCGATTGCATGGCGTTTCTCGAACCGTTGGTGGGCCAACCTTGCCGATAGCTCACTGAGGTAAGCGTGATCCCTGAGCCCGCTATGGTAAAGCATGATAATGCAAGATGTCAGGTCGGCAGCGGAGTAATCCTGGTCGCTTTCTTCAAGCATGATTGCTGCATTACTGAAGCAGCTTCGCATGAAATTCACTTCGATAGGATTATATATGCGGCTCGTTTCGCTAAAAAACGGCATTTTGGTCTCCCTTTAGCTTTCGCTAGTAGAAACCCCCACAACAATCCAATAAGAATGGGCGACCAAAGCTTTTAATACAAATCACAAAACCCCGGACGCAGAAAAAAAAGAACCCCGCCTATTCATGAAATGGCGGGGTGGGGTCAGTGCAGGCTCTCAACGACGCGAATTTGTTTAAGGAGAAGTTTTAAAACCAGGCAGCGTCCAGGTTGTTCCCAATCATTCGTTTGGATCCTTGCCAGCGTGTCCGACAAATAGTCCGCGTGACACTTCTTGGATAGCTTTCGCGGCCTCGATGGCTGTCCAGCCGGAGTTTTCAGCTTCTTCAATCAGTTCAACGACGCGGAACGCGATTGCCGTTTGACAGTCAATATTGCGGTCAGGATATTTGCCGTCGCTTTTCGGACCGGAGATTTTTTTTGAACTCGCCATAAGCACCCTTCCTCATTTTTTGACGAAGGTAGGGCGGGGATTGCGAACTTGTAGTGGCGCCTAAAACAAACTCGGCTGCGCTTCCTCGTTGTCATTACTCGGCGTGAGGTCGATCAGATCAGCATCGGGCAGGGGCTTTTGCATTTCCTTGGCTTCGTTCCAGGGAGCGCGTAGCCATGTGTCGATTTCTTCCGTGGTGCGGAGAATGACCGGCATTGCTTTTGGGTGGATCGGCTTCACCACTGCATTCGGCTCAGTGGTCAGGAACGCGAAGATATCGACCTCGACCGGCCCTTCCTTTTTCTTCCTTACACCCTTCCAACTTGTCCATATTCCGGCGAAAGCAAATAGCGGCTTTTCCTCGTTCAAAGCGAACCAGTGCAGCGGCTTCCGCTTGGTCTTCGGGTCCGGTTCCTGCCCGTATTCGGAGAACGATGTGGCCGGCACAACGCAACGGCTTTCAACGCCTTGCCAGCGCCGCCAATGGGGCGAGGTTAGATTTCGGATATTCGTTACTCCACTGTCCGCTTCGCCTTTCACGTACATTGGCGGTGTCGGCATGCCCCAGCGGAGAAGGGCCAGCTCCGGCTCACCGATTCTGATGTTCCGCAAAACTGGGGCTGGATAGTCGGGAAAAATATCCATCTGCGGATCGATGCGGTTCGTCATATCTCCAAACTTGGGGAACAGGCGGCGCATGGCCTCATGTGTCGTTGTGATGTTGTACAGATTGCACATGCGCTCCTCCTCGTTGGGGAGAGAATAGCATTCCTATTTTCGCCGTCCAGCCAGCGCATCCTCGCCTTCCTGCTTGTGGGCGCGACAGAACCATAGCTGGCCATTCGACAATTTATAACCAAAGGTTCCCCACTCCTTACAGCCTTTGGCATCACACCAGTGCACGAACAGACTTCCGGCTTTCGCAACAAGGGCGTTGTCGTTCTTGTATTCGGCCATTCTCACCTCGGCATCTTCGTAATTCCAAACTGCGCATCGCCCTTTGCTGTGCATGCCTTGCATCTCAGGCGTCCATGTAGGTCGATGAAGAAGGTATGTGTTCCAAACTTTCTAAGAAGGATCATCCGATCTACCGATCCGATATGTCCGCAGCGACAGCAATAACCATATAGTTCGTACCACTGGAGAAGATCCATAATCCGGGTCGATGCTGGCATTTCTTGCAGGAAGGGAGGTCGTATTCTCATCGATCAAAGTACGTCTCCCACGGCTTGGATTTCTTGTCCGTCGGGTCGTAAGGCACGCCGCCATAAAGCCGAATGAACTCTTGCTGGCCTTCCTCCGACGCGAATTTCACGATCGAGAAATGATATCCTTCATAATATTGGTAGCCATGCAGGTGATAGGCGCCCAGCCGATGTTCATCCGCGATCACTTCCAAAAGCCGTTGGCGTAATTCGTCTGTCATATACAAAACGACCTGAAACGGGTATCCTTTGTTGATGAGCGTCTTCGGGGGCTCACCGCGTGATCTCCCACTCATTTCACGAACACCGTCGGCTTCCATCCTCGGGTATAGCCATGACTGACAGCCATACTGGCTATGGCGACCTCTTTAACGAGAAAATCCCGATCTTTGAGAAGCGCCTCTATCGCGGCTCGCGCGTCGCCCTTGTGGTAGGCGAGAACCAATTCAATTTCGTCGTCGTATTCATTCTGCTCCATTGAAGCAGACACACACGCCACCAAGCATGTCCGGATTTCATCAGCGCCGCCCGCCGATGTTCCTAAAATGTTCTTGTTTGAGAGGAGAGTCAATCGCGAACTCAGTGCTGTGGAAACTTATGGGACTATCTGTGGATTTCCTGTGAACATTCGCGGGGGTTTATCGAACCAGAACCTTCTCCCATTTCCCATCACCAAACGGCTTGCCGCCGTGCCTACGCATAAATGCGCTCATGCACCTTTCAGTAGGAAAACTGAAAACGCAGAAACCAACTCCAGACTTGCGGGCCATGCGGTGAGGCAGGCGAGCACCGAGCCGATCAGCGTCACGATGCACCTCGCGACGGGCAAATTTCAAAGCATAAGCTTCTGGGAGGGCTACCTGGAACGTTTTCAT